AGTAGTGATAGTAGTATTGGTTGCTACCAAGTTACAGTTAGAGACATTAAAAGTAGGTGGTGTAATTGATGCGTGAGTAAACGGGAGAAAGTAGGACTCCTCTAGTCCTGTATCCACTTCTACCGCCGTACCAGCGTTGATAGTAGCATTGGTGGCGTTTGTAGTTGTGGACTTTGGGCGGTTAAAATCTAATGTGATGGGCATGGTTTTAAATAACAATAGGGTCAAAAATCAAAATCCTGCTTTGCTCTAAGGTGTCCGAAGCTGCGGGTAGATGAGTATAACGAGACACCGTAAAACGCTTTTCAATCTTGGCAAGGGCTAAGGGTAAATTAGAGTTTTTTGCCCAATTCCTCAAAGTCACCTCCCACAACTGCGGTTTATACTTATACCCGGCACTGGTAGCACGAGCCACGGTATCAGGCGTTTCCTTAATCAAGCACTCCAGTCCATTACTAGAGGATGGTGGTTGTGAGGAGCTACCGTATACCCACACAGAGGGTGTACCGTTGGTATAAGTACCTAACTCAGTCGCCAACAAAGCCGTTAAAATTCTTCTTAAATCAGCTACCTTCATACTGCACCTGATAAGAGTTTTTCAACGCACCTGTATCAACGATATCTCTAGGAGAATCAACAACAGCACCACTTTTTCTAACAGTAGTGCGCGGCCATTGCCACCTAGTATCGCTAATATTTGATTGACAATTTTCTCCAAATCCCTCAGACATTTCTAGGAACGCCTGCTTGAAGTTATGGGACTGGGAAAAACTGTCAGCATATTTATTTAAAAAATCATATTCTTTGATAGCAACATCTACCCAGGGTCTGGCAGGTTTTTCGCTGCCATTAACAGAGGTAGAGCCTTCGTGAACAGCAGCCGCATAGGGTGTATTCCAGGAATGAATAGCCTTGAGTTTTTTAGGAATATTCAATTTAATCCAATTAGCTTCTACCATTTGTTTACACCTTGCTTGCTATCGTTAGAGTGCCTTTAATAAATTTATTTCTAACATTTAGATAACTAGAAACTCTATTTTGAACCACTGGAGTGAATCGCCATACTCCTGTTATTTGCGCTCCTTGAGAGTCGGTCAAGATTGCATTAGCTATAGACTCGTAACCTATACCTGATGGTAAGTTTGACGTTAATCTACCCTTGAGTCGCATTACCTGTTGTCCAATTTCCGCTACTTCTGGAATAAGCCTAGACTGAGAATCATCACTCACCGTAGCGGTAACAATAACAGTAGTCACGTTCTCAATCAAATTACCTACAGCATCTTCAACAAACTGACCGTTTCCAGATTTAAAAGCTAAACTTAAATTAGCCGCAAAATGTGGCTTACTCAAGTAACCAATTGTCTGTGAAACATAGGAGTCAATCATGATTTTATTCAGTAATTTTATTGCCAAATTTCCAGAATTTACAAACGAACAAACCAAGTTTAATTTATTTATGCCTGATGTTGAATCAGAGATAAATATTTATAATTGGGGAACTTTGAGAAACACAGCGACGGAACTGTTATTAGCTCACAGAATCTCAATTACCAAACCCAGTCAAAACAGCGATTACACAACAGGAACTTTGAGAATTTTAGAGGTAGAAGACGACTCCTACCGAGTAGAATTACAACCGCTATCTGACAACAACTACGCTTTGAGTAAGTATGGATTGGAATACCAAAGACTACTAAAGATAGTCACCCATTCCAGTGATGAGAAATCATCTTTTACAAAAGGAACTTCTATCACCGGAACGACAGGAGCTAGTAAAATCAAGTGGTCGCAGCATTAAACATCCACTTTTCTAGCACCAATAAACCGAGGATCAGGTACTAATGGAAATCCACGGCCAGCTACAGTAATTTTTTCCTGGGGTGGCTCTTTGCTGACTATTTCAGTAGTTGTGACTAGACCACCTGCGAAATTATTAGAAGCAGTAGGTACAATCGCTCGCTCGATGAAATTGTCAGTAGCAAAGAAATAGTAGTTTGCCGGAATATAAGAAAGGGTTTGTGTGCCTGTAACATTTGCGCCGCGCTGATAGTAGAACGCATCAGACACAATGATTTGTGTTGTCCCCATCTGCCCACCACCAGCAATAATGCGCTGGTTGATAGCATCACTTACGGCTTCCAAAGAAGGCGGAGGCAATTGCCCAATGGCAGCCGCGTCAGGTGTTCCTACTTCCATCAATACGCCTGTATTACGTGCAACAATCGCTTTAGTGCTACTTTGATTACGTAAGTCATTAGCTGTCTTACGGGACATAACAATAAAAGGCGGGAACTTCTTCAAGTTGTCGTAATAAGCATTCATGTGACCAACAATATCGTTGATACCGGTAGCGTTTGCCCAGTTCGACCATACGGATGTACCTGTGAGTGCAGATGGTAGGTTGCCGTTTGGTATTTGACTGGCATAACTCAAGTTAGCTGTAATACCAGAGGTGGGGTCTGCATAGTTGCAAATACCCGTACAAGCCACCTGCAACGACATAACCGTATGCAAGTTGATTAATGACTGCGTCAACATCGCAGGAACAGCTAGGAACATATTCCTGATTGCTTCGGCTGCTTGACCATTGCCACTCATGGCTAGTTGCTCCGCTTGACGAGCAACAATGAAGTCCTCTTCAGTAATTAGCCGTGATTTAGCAAGTTTAAAGTTACCAAAAGTCTCCTGAGTAACTGTCAATCGCTCGCTATCCTGGGGAATATCACCGTCAGTTGCCACGACGTACCCCACAGTAGGAGTGTAAGAGCGCATTTTTAGTAACGCCAGAATAGGGTCTGAATACTGCACAAAAGGCAAGAATCTATTCAAAGCGGGGTCAGGATAACCATCTCTGTAGACTTCCCCCGTACTAGACACTGTAGACAGTTGCAAGTCAATGGCACGCTGCACTACACCGGGCTGATTGTTGACTAATTCGATAATAGAAGGCATCTAATCACCACCTAAACTAAATTAATTTGTGGATACAACGCTGTTAACTGACCATCAATGTAGGGAAGACGGCTTAGATACACGTCCGTATCCACATATAGTCCGTAATTCTGACTTTCTCTGTATAGCAAATCAATTGCTAAAGCAGGGGAAAGCATACCTAAATTATCAGGCAAGCTTGTTGCCACACCCAAAGGCATACCCAAGGGTACGGATACAGCAGCCGCACCGATTGTTACAACATCAGTGGTGGTATTTACGGCGGATATAGTCCCCACGGTGGTATTAGGAGCAAGGTTGGCAGCCGACGCGGTGGCTGTTCCGTTGGTAGCTGTATCAGCAACGGTTAAACTATACAGACTGGTAAAGTCCTTAGCCCACAGAACTATATCTGTACTAGTTCCAGAACCAGCCACGGCTAAATCACTTACAAGCTTAGACAAGTATGGATTAGCGTTAATAGCAGCAATAATTTTATTTGCTACGTTTAAGTTAGTAGCGGTCAAAGATGCGCCAACATCGCCAGACACCACGGTATAAACCAACGCCTGACCATTAATAGTAACGGTGACAGTATCACCCGCAGCCCAGCCACCACTAGCAGATGCAACGTTTACCCGTGCAGATGGTGGGATGATTGAAAGCACATCACCAACAACAAAAATACCAGCAGTTCCAGGCTTAAAAGTAACACTTGTACCACTAGCAGCCGTAGCAGCAACCGTAGTCATCCGTGGTAGAATCCGAGCCTTTGCAGAACCAGGAATGCTACCAGCAAAAAAACCAGGGGCGAATATTTTGACAAGCTTTCTAATAGCTCCTTCTTTCCCGGTGGCATAATCAGAATCTAGTGATTGGTATCGAGTTGCGATCGCTTCAGACCTTGCCAAAACAGGTAAAAAACCTGACAACTCATCATCGTAAACATAGGTTTCATGTCTCATTATTTATCCCCTTACATAAAGATGGGTGATTGATTTAAAGTCTTGAGCAGTTCCGCCGCGTGAGATTCAACCTCTTTAGAGTCAGGCTGTGAAGGGTTCACAACAGGTTCTTTAATTGATTGCTCCAAGTTAATAAGAGGCTTTGCTCTTTTTTCAATCAATTCCAAGTGAAACTCAATGTGTCCAAGTTTGTCCGATTGGGACTTAGTGTGAAAAGCGATATCTTCACTAGGAACAGCAGAAAATAGCTCATTAAATTCACTATTTGATAACTTAGCTTCAGATACTAAATCTTCTGCTTTCTGGCGTAAATCATAATAGCGACTAGCAACTATTTCTTTCTTTTCAAAGTTAGCGATTAGAGCAGATTTTTCAGTTAATGCTGACTCCAGATGCTTAACCTGACCAGCTAATTTGTCGTTTTCAGAAGTGAGGATTTGCTGCTTGCTAAGAGCATCAGACAAAGCAGTTTTAGTAGATACTAATTCTACTTCCAGGGTTTTATTGTCTAATTCATTCATACTATTTGTTGGTGAATTAAGGTAAAAATTGGGATTGCCATTGATAGCTACATTCTTTAATTCCACAAAGGATTTACCATAACCGACACTAGGATCTGCGGGTATATCCTCAGAGGAAATTTCAAATAAAACTATCTTTGTAGCCTCTAACAAAGCCTTTTTTGTTAGCTCCCTATAACCATCGTTGTCAGAATATTCAGCAGGTGTAACTACTCGATATTCCTCAACTGAATAACCAAAGCTGATACCGCCAGATGTCCCGTCCTCAATATCAGACATAAACTGATCTGCCAGGGCATTTTTAGATAACTTAGCCATAGCAAAACCCTTTTCGCCATCCAAAATCACATTCTTGATAATGCCGATTTTTTGACCGCGAGTATGGTTTTTCAAGAACGGACAAGTACCACTAGCCACCCTAGACAAATCCCAGGCATTGGGGGCATGGGATAAATACTCATCAAATACCACACTAGCTCCGTCGGGAAGCTCAGATAAATAACCGTATCTTTCACAGATATTCCCCTTAGAGGAAAAGGAAAAACCAACGGTTCTTTCCTCTCGGTTCAACTGTAAATCCGTAGACAGAAACTTGGTTAATATAGTTTTATTTTTGATTGCTGTGGGCATGAATAAAACTTCAATTTAAACTATCAACATTTTAGCAATAGCCATTTATAATATAATTAGATAATCAATGGAAGTCGCACATAGTAGCGATTTTCACCAATATTAATGTATAATATTAAAAATAATTTACGCTATAAATAAACCAGTGATTGACCATCCTAACTCTTACGAAAATCTCACAACAGAGGAAAAAATAGGAATCCTTATTTTTATCTGTAGAGAATCAAAAAACATTTCCAGAAAGCAATTAGCATCTAAAACAGGAAAGACTGTAGAGGTTGTCAGTGCTATTGAAAACCTGTTTCAACATCGAGAAGGTAAAAGGCAATCAATAGCTTATAGTGAAATAGAAATGATTGCCCAAGCGTTAGAAGTTCCCATATCCCATATACTCCCTAAATAGTTATGCCAGCCACAGCACCAAGTTCTCTAAAACTAAGCTGGGAAAATGCCCTCAGTTTTGAATCATCCTTAGTCGCTCAGAACTACTACGGTGGTGTAGACGAGAAAGGCAATAGAAATCAGATTAATCAAGTGACTCAAACTCAAGCACTATCCCTAGTCGTTCCCACCTTTGCAGATTACACGGAGATAGATAATTTTTTGGTAGCCAATCTAGGCAAACCATTCTATTTTGGCAACGTCCTATATCTTTGTGAATCGTTTAAATGGACTTGTCAAAACATGGAAGTTTTCAGTTTAGACCTTAGTCTAGTACAGGTTTTCCGTCCATAACCATGTAACACAAGCATCCTGCTTGTACTAACATTGTACTATACAGCCAACCTAACCAAAAGGATTGTAAATTTTCCCACCCACAAAACTACTACGGGGCGTGGAGTCTTGTAACTCACTGAAAGCACCATCAGCACTATCCACAATGTCATTAGTTAGCGGCTTCTTACTCCCATCAAATTCATGTAAAGCCGCCAAAAACTGGTCGTTCCAAGCACCCCTAAACAATTTAACTTTTCCATCTTTAGCAGCCACAGCCAAGGGCATGGCACGGGTAACTTTATCTCCCAGTGGTTTAACACCCTTAGCATCGTAACCTACCAACTGGCGTTTAAGTGCCGACTCATACCGTTTACCAGCACTACCACCCTCTAATTCCCAGCGCACCTTACAAGACACCCCATCTTGTTGTGCTATCCGTAATACTGAGTTATCCCCATCGTCTGCTGATACCTGCTCCCAATAGCAATCAAGCACATAGTAGATGCCTTCATGAAACTTGATTTTAGTCCGCACACTGTAAAAACTACTCTTGGATGCGGTAGCTGAAGATGTGGCCGCAAAGTCCCAAAATGCCACAGTTTGACCACCACTGGGAACAGCGTTGACGACTTCAAACCAATGGCGATTAAAGATAGTTCCCGACTCATATTTAATCTTCCAGTTTCCTTTGAGTAGTCGTTCCATTTCCACAGGATGCAACGATAAAAGATTCTGAAGATATTGGGGATTTGATTCCAATAAATGGGGATTATCATAGACAGTTCCCTTGATAAAAGTAAAGCTTTTCGGTGGTGCAATTGCAGCCATATCAGGAAACTTATCCATTAATTCCTGCTCCGAATCACCCCAGTGCATCTCACTATTTATTCTGTAAAAATATCTCAAAACTCCAGACCGTTCCTCAATGGGATAACCAGTATCCTGGTTAATATACCAATTAATTAATTTAGCTACCCATGAGTCAGCGTCAGGGTTACAGGTTGCATCTATGCGCGGTCTCACTCCACAAGTTGACCTATTTCTGGAGAATAAAAACCAGAATTGACGCTCGGTAAATTTAGTCAACTCATCAAAGCCAAGATGACAAATCTGTGAACCGGGATACTTGTCCTCTACATCTTTTTCGTATTGGGCATGACCAAAACTAATCGCACTACCAGTAGGGAAAGTCCAGTCCAATTGATATTCCCTAGACTGGGCATTAGGGATTAACTTATACAAATTTCTAGACTCATCCCACAAACCACCTTCATTAGTTATTTCTGGTCGAGTCCGCCGCAAAATCACCGAACCATATCCAGGAACTTCCAAATGTTTAGCCGCTTTTAAAAGCATGGAATAAGACTTCCCGCTTCCGGCTGCTCCTCCATATATGCACACATCAGCAGGAGTATTGTAAAAAAGTTCTTGCGCTCCTGGTGATGGTGCAGGCAAATCTACCACAAACTCAGTTAAATCAACGACATCTCTTGAAGCTTCTTTAATTTTATGTTTATTTCTAGGATTAAGTTGCCCAAACTTTATCATTATATTTATGTTTATTTTATTAACCAAGTTTAATATAAAATCATTGCATTTATTCTGACAAATTAAACGCAAGGATGCAATAATATTATTAGATAATAATGACTTTCAACGATGCAATTAATCAAAGATTCTCGTTTTCAGGTAATAATTGACAAAGATGCGAGTTCACCAAATCCCCAGGTCGCTATATGGAAAGGACAACATAGATGTGTTGCTGAAAAGTTCCCTCCCAGTGATGAAACACCTTCGCCAGAGAAGTGTGGAGAAACCATCACCAAGCACCAATTAGCGGGCGATAGAGGGCATTATTCAGTTTTACGGAAAGCATTTGTTAGCTTCCATTGTCTAGGGTTTCCCCATAGTGTTGTCAGCCAAATTACCAGGCATCAAGACTCATCTTTCCTGGTTCAATCAATGCGATATACAGGAAAAAGAATAATTGATTGTGCTAATTTGGATATCCCTGTTGAAGATGTATTTTATTTTCGTCCAATAGGAAATTACAGCGATCGCCAGGGCAACAAGTACGAATATACTAATCCCGACTTAATGGACGACAAAGCCGCGTCTTATCGGTCAGCAGTCTTGTATGGGGAAAAGATTGCTGACGGGCATTCAGAGGAACACGCCAGGGATTTGCTGACATACAACTTCCGTCAGGACTTCGACCTTGGTGGCGACCTACAGGCAATCTGGCACTTGTTAGATCAGCGTACCAAGTCCGACTCTCAGATTGAGGTCAGAACACTAGCATGGATGATGCTAGATTGCCTCAAAGAATTTACCCCAGAACTTACAGAATGGTATCTGGAGAATAGAGCAGGGAAAGCTAGACTAGCACCGTGAGGATACGTACGGCAAAGCCCGCTACTCGTGAGATTAAGTAGCGGGCTTTATGCTATTTGCTTCCAATTTAAATTGTCACAATCCATCCGCAGGTGCGGACTCCGTAGGGGAATCCGTCAACGTCGACGGGGTTGGATTGACCAACCGTAAACTTAAACTCGATAGGTTTGCAGCCATTAGCCTTGGCTACAAACTTTACCTCAGACCCCACGGGAATCTCGTACTCCGCAACGCACCATTTCCCGTGATTTCCTTTATTCCCGATAAGTTCCCATTCGGGTTTTTCTAGAGGCTTCAAAGCCTCCCAGATGGGTTTGCCGTTTACGGTGACGGTTGCTGATCTCCACTCGGTTGTATGGCTCTCTGAACCAGTCTTTGTTTGCACCACCATTGCCTTGCATTCCTTTGTTTTTGCTACTAGTTTGTCTAGTTCTCCTTCCAGGATAACAAGACGGTCAATGAACCACTTCACGCCTCTTTCAATCTCGCGTAAGCAAGCAGCGATTTGGTTTTTGATTACGCGAATTTGAAAAGAAAGTGTAGTAGTCATTGCCTTATCCCTTGTGTTTTTGTGTATATGAATAATATAGTCTATCCATTAATAATATGTCAACTACTTTTTTCTTAATTTTATACTGAATTTTAGGATATTTATTTATACGGGTTAGCTGACTACTCACAATAAAAAATCCGTCGTGCAGGTGACGGATTGTATTGGAATTAATATTTAATTTTTACCTTATACTTCTCTTAATACTATTGTATATTCTTCCCATCCGTCCATCTCTATTGAGATGACTTCAAACCCGGTTAAGGGTTTGAAGATGACTTCTTTCTCCTCTGGATACTGAGAGAATCTAGAAACGTCTCTCCCGGTTTTTGACTCAATCACCAGAGTAATTGCTCTGTTGTCAGTCCTAGACAACGGAACACCCAAAGCATTAAACTTTTGGCTTATTGTGTAGTCTTTAGATGTGGACATAAAGCCCATGTCACGGTAGATTCTACCCACCACGAAAGTCAGTTTTATTTCCGATTTGTCCAGAGTTAAGCCCCGGTAAACAGTTCCGGTGAATCTTCTAACTTGTTCTAACTCTTCTACTATTTGTGATACTAGTGAGTCAGTTTTACCGTATCTGAGTTTTCTATTAATTGCGCCGTAATCTTGTTGTGTATATTGATTTATTGTAGTAGTCATTGCCTTGTCCCTTGTGTTTTCTGTATGTAATCAATATAGTCTATCCATTAATAATATGTCAAGGGTTTTAAAAAATATTTTTTGGCATTAAAAAACCCTGAGTTAATCAGGGTTTTAGCTTTATTAGAATTTTATATTATCTGGCTTGAACAATCCGCTCTCTACAGCCTTACCTAATGCTATTAGGTTTTCTCCGGTAAATTTTTCTAAAAAAACTTCAA